GGGTTAGCCGGGTCTAGCTCGCACTCAACAAATAGGCCGTAGTCATCTTCTTCTAATTTTAAAGTACCGCTACTTGATCTTGCTAAAGGTATTCCGTCGTGATTAATTAAAAATCTTACGTCATCTTGTTCTTGTAAAGTCTTTTTAAATGCGCCCGGTTTAATTGTTTCGGTATATGCGCCTTTACTATCTCTTACGCCATACGGTTTATTAAATACGCTTGCGTAACCGCTAAAGTTATAAGTAAATTTATCGTCTTCTTTTTCTCTTATTTCTACGTTAGCTAAACTAAAACTTCTATTTTCTTTTTCTTTCATATATGAACTAATCCTACTTCGCTTATTAAGTATTTTAGTGGTAACTGTCATAGCGTCGCCTTTAATGTCATAAAAATTGTTGCTTTTTTCTTCCTTACCGCTAAAACGTGGGTGGCTTTCGGGTAGTAAATCATTATCGCCCCTATAGTTTGAATTTTTAGGCCGATCATTTTTTAATAAATAACTAAAAGCTTTTAATCTAGCTAAACCCCACGCTTGCCTACTTACGCCCGGCCTATGCGAAGTACTATAAGCACCAAAGCCCCTACGTACTACCGCTTTAGCAGTAGGTACGCGTAACTTACGCCAACTAGCCATATCTTTAACTTCTTCGTTGTGGTTATCTACGATAGTTTGTATAGCTTTTAAAGTAGCGTCGTTAAATTTAATATTATTACTTTTACCGGTAGCACTTCCTTTAGGGTTTTTCTTGCTACCCTCTATTTGATCCTCTTTAGGTGCCGGCGTACTAGGGTCGCTAGGCGCTCTTTTATCTAAACTTCTTTCCTCGTTAGCTAGTTGATCTAATTTTCTTTTAGCCCAATCGCCTGCTTGCGTAGGGGCAGTCCACGGATTACTACCCCATAATAAAAAGGCAACATCGCTAGCGCGCCAAGTGTCGCTATCGTTAGGGTTGCTTTTTTCTCGCTTTAAATCACTTAAATGTCGAGCGTGCCAAGCATACATTAACTTTACTTTAGCCGGGCTTACCTTACCGCTACTAATAATACTTCTAGCGTCCCTTATAGTTTTAGGTGTTAAGCCGTCGCCCGCTCTATTTAAGTTATCTAACCCGCGTTGCATATTCTTTTTCATAAAAGCCGGTGCAGTTAAATCTACTGCTCTAGTTTCTGCTACTAGATCACTATTTTTTTCTTCTTCCGCCATAGCTATATTAAGAGCGGTTAAATGTTTTTCAGCGTCCTCGTGTGTTTCGTGGCAAGTAATTAATTCGTCGTTTTCTTCTTTAACTACCGCGTGTCCTTTCGGACAATCCGGGTGTTCCATTGAAATATAATAGGGCATTATCTAGGTCTTAATACGACTATATCGCCGGTAGTACCCTCGCTAATAGCGTATAGCTCATTATCTTGCGGTATTCTTAACTCTATAAATTGCCCGTTATCTAAATGTAAACCGTTAGTACTACTTACATCGCTACCGCCTAAATACATTTTATTAGAGTGGTTATTGTGAATATAAACGTGTTGCTCAAAGTTTTGGCTATCTAATATTTTTACTGCTGCGCCCGGAGTTACGCTAAAATTTTGACTAATCATTATTTTCTTCGGGGTTTAGTAAATCTTTTTTAGGGTCGTGTTCGTCGCTACCTAAAGGAGGAATACTAGGGTCTACTGCGGCGCCCTGTAATCCTAAGTAGAAACTATCGCCACCCTCGTACGGCTCTAAGTCTAATTTAGTACGGGCTTCGTTAGGTGTCATTAAACCACTAGATATAGCTACTTGGTAGGTACGTACTCTACTAAATAGATCACCGCGCGCGTATTCTTCCGTATCTAATTTAACCATTTGCCTGCCCGGTAATAAAGTAGTTAGGCCGTCCTCTATGCGCCTTATGTAAGGCAATAAAGTATGTCTAATAAAAGCTAGGCCATTACTCTCTATATTGCTATAAACGTTACTACCGTCTTTACTAAGTATTAAATGAGCCGGTACCCTAAATATACGGGCTACCTCGTTTACTATTTGATCTCTAGCGTCTATAAGTTCGTTACCCGCGCCCGCACTAATAGATTTCCATTTTAAACCGCCGGTAAGTACGGCCGGTTTTCTATTTCTATTGTGGTTAAGTGTCCAATTTTCTTGTAAATATTTAGCTTGCTCGCTAGTTAAATCTCTATCGGTTTCTAATATGCTACTAGGCGTACCGCCCTGCCCATAATATTGGCTTATGTGTCTTTCCATAGCTAAAGCTAAACCGTAAGTATTACCGTTTACTCGTAACGGGCTTATACCTACTAAATTACCGGGATAGCTAAACCATTTAAGGTGTAATATATTTTCATCTGTTAAAGAACGTTTATTACTATTAGTACCTATAACATAAGTTTTAACTCCGCCGTGCATTTCTACGACTACACGATCACTATGTATAGGCGTCATAGCTATAGGCCTACCCTGTCTATCTCTATCTATTAAAATAAAAGCGTTACCGTGCATTAATAAACTAGTAATAGTTTGGTGTATAACTTCAAAAATAGTTTGGTTGGCGTTAGGTTTTTCAAATATCTTAGGTTTTTCTGTAAAAACTTTCTTATTACCGTCGTATCTAATAGTTTTTATAGGTAAAATACTGATACTATCTGCTATTAAAGATATAGCACTTAATACGGCGCTTATACCTAAAGCGCTCTTTTCATTAACTTTTTCGCCGGTGTAGTTGTAAAGCCCGCCCTCTCTAAGTTGTAAAAGATCGGTTAAATTACCTAAAGCAGCGTCTCTTTTTTCACGATTAAATAAACTCATCTACTTACTAAATAACTTCCTATTATTAAAAACGTACCGGCAACTATCGTAGCTAAACCAATACTAAATGTATATACACCGTAAATTATAAGGCCGGCGCCTATAACTTCGGCTAACGTTGTCATATTATTAATGTTCATAAATTAATTATAGCTACCGGTGGCTCGGTATCAACAACCGGCGCCGTAATTCTATCTAACATAATTACCATAGCTATAGCACCGTCTATTTTTCTTTTTGATCTACCTTTACTAAGTCGCCAACCGCTATCCGTTACTTTTTGTGCGGCGGATAAAACTTGGTCGGTAAATGTAGCCGTTGCGTTATGTATAACTTTATTATTTACTATTAAATCATAAGCGTTTCCGCACGCAGGAACCATACGGGCGTGGCTTTGCGGAAAGTTAACCATAGGCACGCCATTATCTAAAAGTATCTGCGCGCTACGTTCAAAAAAGGCCGGGTCGTATGCTACTTCTTTTACGTTAAACTCTTTACATAAATCTAATATGTAACGCTCTACCGCTTGTATATCTATTACGTCGTAATCGTCCGGGTGCCAAATTTTACTATCTAAAATAATTTTACCCGTTATATCTTTTTGGCCGTGTACAATAGCTACGCTATCGTGGTGTAAAGCCATATCAACCCCAACATAAGTTTCGGCATCCGGGTTAAATACAACTTCGCCCGTACAATTATCCCAAGCGTTAGGCGGTAGCCAACTTTCTTCTTCCGTACGCGTCCATTGGTTTAAATGGTAACGTTGGAACTCGTGTAATGGTAAGCTTTTAAATCTACGGTTAAGGTTTTCTAAAGGCCACCAATCATTTTTAATTGCCGGGTTTACATCTACCCACGTTTTTTGATCTTCGTAGTTATCGCCCTCTTTAGCGCCTATCCATTTAAAATAATATTCCGGATCATCGCTTTCGCCGGTTTCTTTTTTTAATCCACGTTGGTATAACCTACCCGCTAGGCTATCTAAGTTATAACCGGCGGTAGTAATATTAAGTACTAAACCGTCTTTACGTTTAGCGGTGTTATTACTAAGTACATAATGTACGCGCTCTTGGTTTATGTTTGCCCACTCGTGTATTTCATCTGCTATAAGGCAACTATTACGTCCGCCGTCGGCCGTACCTGCTTTAGCGGCAACTCTATAAGCCCTACCCGGACTATTTTTAACTTGTATTTCGTTTTCAAATGTTTCGACCATATCTTTTAAAAAGATACTTTCCTCGCACATAACTTTCATAGTTCCGAAAACTAAGTTAGCTTGTTCATAACTAGCTGCTGCTACCGCTACTAAAGGGCTAGTTACCCCGCTACCTAAAAGCTCGTATAAACCTATAGCTGCTGCTAAAGCGGTCTTGCCGTTTCCTTTCGGTAAACCGATAAGAGCCTCGCGGTACTTACGGCTATTATCACTATTAACTTCATATAGTTCATAAATAATTGCTTTTTGCCAATTATCTAATTTAAACGGCTCGCCAAAGAAGTCGCCCTCGCCGTGTACACAAAATTTTTCAATAAACTTAACTACCCGCGCCCCTTTAGTTTTAGGTAACTCTTTAGTCATTATTCTTCCTCTGTTAATTTAGTATCGCACCAAAAACATAATTTTAATTTACCGTTAAATGAATAAAAGTAATCGCCACACTCTTTACATCTAACTAAATCTTCGCCCGACTTATTACTTAAAGTCATTATTCTTCTTCTAGTTGATCTAATAAAATACGAGGATCTACTGTTTCTATCTCATCATCTTTTAAATATTCTTGTAATTGTTTAAAACCTATTTGAGCTTCGCCGAAAGCTATACCTAAACGTTGGCGGGCTAAAGGTGTAAGCCCAAGTTCTTGTTCTAGTTTTAAAATACTAGGCTCTAATTTAACCGTTAAGTCTATAAGCGGGTTAACTTTAGGTTGGCCTTGACTACCTACACTTAATAAACCTTTATTACCCATTTTTAACACCATACGATTAGCGCGCTCTACCGCGTCGTAAAATTGAAATAATCTATAAAAAGCGGGTAGATCAACTGCTTGCGCCGTACTACTTAGCTCGCTATCCCAATAGTTTTTCCAATTACGCCGGGTACTAGCTAGCCATTGGTGGCGTGCTGTAGGTTTAGGAAACTCGGCACCGCCTTTAAGTACTTGTAAATTATTATCTCTATGGCCGGTTTTAAGTTCCGCCTGCTTTGGTATTCTGCCCCGTTTACTCATTTACTTATTTTTATACCTTTACTTAATTTAATTTGTTCATCTAATAACTCTATACCTATAGAGTTAACGCCATAAGTTTCGGCTACCGCTAATACCGTACCCGAACCACTAAAGGGATTAATTATTGTATCGGTAAATAACTTTGCGTACTTAACGCTAGTTATAGCTGCACTTAAACCCATAGCGTTCTTATAAATTACTTTACCACGCTCGAATACGTCGGCGCCTTGTATGTTAGTCGGGTAAGCTTTATTAATTGTATTAAACGCTAATAAATGCGTATAACTAGGCCTATGTAATTCAACACTATTAACCGGTTTACGTAATGCTATTTTATGAAACATTAATTTACGGTTTAAGTTTCTTGCTGCTTGAAAAATTATTTCGGGTTTACTAATTACTTGGCTATTATGCTTACGATCGGTTACGTAAAATATAGTAGGCGTATCTTTTTTAGTAGCAGTAAAACATAACTCAACGGCCATTAAAAACCACTCGCGCCAATCCTCTATGCTTTTATTTACTTCTTCTGCGTCCGGCGGGCTAGTTATTACCGCGCCTAAACCTTTATTTTTATATAACCATTTACAAGCGTCGGCTTGTATTATCTCTTTACTCGGTTTCATCTTGTAGGTCTACCCCTACTACTTTACCGCAGTACTCGGTAGCTTTTTTATAGTCGCCTTTAACAAATATTAAAACGTTTTGGTGGGTTTTAGCTACCTTACGGCCTTTATCAAAGTAAGCGCCGGCTCTTAATGGCGCACTACCCGGTACATTTATTAAAACGAACTCGTTGTAATACTCTAAACCGGCGTCCCTAAAGGCTTGTACGGTAGTACCTACAAAATCTACGTAGCCGTGTGTCTTTTTTTCCCGGTATTCGCCTATAACTATACCGGCAAAACGGTCGTTTTTAAGTAAAGTACAAGTATCTTTTATAATCTCACTATATATTTTATTAAAATTATCGGTACTCATAGTACTTAAATCATTAGGGTCATCGCTATAAACTTCTAAAAATCCGTACGGAGGGCAGGTAAAAATAAAGTCATAACTATCTTTAGCTAGATCAACTACATTTTTACTATCGCCTACTATCCATTTAGGTAAATTATCGGGCGTTAGCTCTTTAGCTTGCTTATTATTTTCTTTAATTTGATCTTTAGCTAAATCTATACCGGTATAAGTTCTACCTAATACGCTAGCTACTATACCGCGTACGCTACCACCTGCGAACGGATCTAATATTTTACTACCGGGTGCGGTAAACCATTTATACATTAATTCCGTTAGTACGGGGTCGAAAACGCTTGTATTAGAAACGTTACTTTTAGTTTTTTGATATTCGCCGGGCTTAATAGCGAATAGTAAATCTTCTTCTCTACCTAACTCGCTTTTAATTCCAAACTCTAGCCACTCTCTTTTTCTATCTTGCCAATAGCCCTGCCGGGTATCTAAAGTAGTAAATGGTGGCGCCCCAAATTCTGTAATAAAATCTCTATGCTCGTCGTCATTGGGTACATAACTTAAATTTAATAAATCTTCCTCTTTAAAACTAGTTGCCGCTAAAAGCTTTGGGTCGCTAGATACACTAGATAACATTTCGCTTAATAAATCATTATCGTAAGTACCTAAATCTGCCGTACGGTTATCTGCTAGGGCGAACGCTTTAGCTTTTAATTCGTCATCGTTAGTAACTACCACCGCTATATGCGTCCAACCTAATTTTTTAGCTGCTGCTAATTGGTGGTTACCGCCTATTACCGTACCGTCGCTTGTAGCTACTATAGGTTTACGTTGTCCGAACTCATCGTAACTACGGGCTACCGCGTCTACATCTCCTTTACGAGGGTTACCCTCTAAATGTTTAAGTTGATCTAACGGCGTTTTTAATTTATCTAAGTCGGGGTGTATTTTATGTTTCATAAAAAATATTATAGTCGTATTTTACGTTAGGGGTACTCCTTTACGTAAAACCGCTCTAATTTAACATACCACTACATATAGTACCTGTCTCTTATACACATCTCCGAGCCCACGAGACGTAGAGGAATCT